AGTCCCAACCCTATGCAAATCTAACTTAGAATGATGGTGCTATTAAGCCAGTACCTGCGATAACAGATGTTGCTGCAGGATAACGACCAGCAGAGAATGCTCCGTATCCATAGACAACTGACTTAACTGTGAGTGAGCCCGCACCAGTTGCATCAAATGACAATGCGAATGGTGAGCCTGCTTGCTCCCAGAGATGTAGTTCAGGTGCTGTTACGCAGTAAATACGATCTTCTGTACCTGCGCCTGCATCTGTACGAACATTAGCATCAGCAATGATAGGAAGACCCATCAATGTGTAGCCAGAGTTGCCGTATCCAACTGCACCTGCACCAGTTGCAATTGCATTCATTGGGCCATTAATTGCTGGAACAACAAGTGGACGCTTTGAAGAGTCAACTGCTGAAAGCAAGAATGCGAGACGACGTGGGTGCATGATCCAGTGTGTAGGATTCATGAATACGCCAGTCTGAATTTGCTGATAAGCATCTGCCAACTTTGGATATAGGTCTTCAACTGATGGAGCAGCGTCGTTATAGGTAATTACATTCTTACCTGGTTGTGCATCAATACCAAGCATTGCGCCTGATGTTCCGTCACCATTAAGAATCTGGTTATCAAGTGTTGTGTGCCATGCACGAATGAGATCCTGTACGACGAATGCATCTACGCCAGTTCCTCTTTCAATGACCTGCTTAGATAGATCTTGCTGACCTGCGATTGTACGCACATCAATAGTCAAGAGTGTATCATCTGCGTTTGTCTCAGAAACTGCAGTGTTTTCAGAAGCCTGAACTGCTGCAGATGTACCTGTAGTCATACGAGAGATGTTTAGTGTCATACCTGCTGCTGGCAACACATGCTTGTTGGTTGCAAAATCAGCAGTTGGACGACCTGCACGAGCAAATGGTGCTGCGAGATCAACGAGGTATTGTGGGATTACAAGACCTGAGAAGTTTGCAGTTCCTACATCACGACGCTCAATTGACTCTTCACGAGTGTGGCGTTGTAGACGATCATTTGCTGCATAGTCATTGCGGAATTGTGCATTGAATGCATCAGCAATGAATGAGTTACCTGATTCAGGTGTATATGTGCGTGGTTCGCTAACAATCTTTGTTGTAGCGGTGCTCTTTGGCATAGCAACATCTGCTACAGCTGCACGAACTTCTGCAACCTTAGCATCAGCATCTGCTTGTGCCTTGAACTTTTCAATCTTTGAATCAAGTGTGCGTGACTCTTCAACAAGGGCATCTACCTTTGTTGACTCATCATTTGTAAGGTCTGTGCGATTCTCTGCAGCAACTGCTTCAAGAATTGCATCCATTTCTACCTTAACTGCATCACGGCGATCCATCAATTTGTCTAAATAAGACATTTGTGTGTTCTCCTTTGTGAGTTATTTAATTTATTTGAGGTGGTGGCGATGGATTTCACGACGCTTACGGGTGTGATTTTCGCTCCGACTTCGCCTATTATTTCTAATAGGAATATTACTTTATTGTGTTTCTCTTTGCTTGAGCCAATCTTAGGGAATATCCTCTGATTGGAAGATTTAATTGTGTTGAAGGAATTTCTCCAATTACTTTGGAACCTTCTCCAGGTGTATCTGTAATTAGTTGAGTAATTGTAGATTCTTCTGTTGGCTTTGGAAGTGGATCAATAAATCTTAATTCAGACATTTTATGTCCAACAAGAGTTTCTGTTTCTCTCCATCCACCCTTATATTCTTCGTATACACGAATAAGAACTGCTGGATCTCCTTCTTCTGCCTTTACGCTAAAGTTAGAATCTGGCACTCCAAGTACGCCTTCTCTCATAATGTGTTCAATACGACCTCTTGCTGTACCACCAGATGAATCCCAGGAGACATAATCTCCAACGGCAGCACGACTGTCCATTTCTAATTCATCATCTTCTACATCTGTATATGGAGAATTTTCTTCTTCCATTTCACCATTTCCAAGAAGTGCAGACATAACTTCTACAGCCTTCATAACATATTCATGACCTTCTGTTAGATCTCCAAATATGCTTTCTAATACTAGTAATGATTCTCCTGTTATTTCTCTACCCTCTTTTATTTCAGCAATAGCCTTCTTAATACGCTCTCTGGCTTCTACGGAAGTTGCAGGATATGCAGGATAAGTTACGATAGATACATCTCCATCAGCCAAGGATACCTCTGTGAGCATTCTTTCTGTACGATCCTCATTCCATTTCTGACGGATGACACGGAATGCGAATGACATTTGATCAACATCTCCACGAGCAACTAGGGTGTGTAAGTCTCTTGCTTCTTGAGTATCTGCTAATTCAGCCTCAAAATAAAGACCTCTTTCGTCTTCATATAGCTTCATCGTACCATTTTTAGTACGTGCTAGTGGCAATCCTTCATGATTAATTAGTAAACGAACATCTGGTGTTTCACTTAGAGTCTTTCTAAATGCACCTGGTGCAATCTTCTCAATGAATGGTAGTGGCAAGGATGGCTCATTGAATACCGCAGCATAGCCTGCCATTCTCAGCTTACCGTCTTCTGCTTGTCTCGCCTCTATGCCCTTGACGGTAAAGGTACGGCGTTCCGTCTTTTTCATTTTACTCCTTGCCTTATTTTCTTCATTGTTTAAGGAATCTATTTGGCGTTGTGCCCAATTCTGTGCAGCATCATCAAAATTTGAATTACCGCCCCAAAGTAACCAAGCAACTAATCCTGCGCCAGGATATCCTGGATCTGAAGGATTGCTATTCTTTGGTGCTTGTCCATCCACTTTATGACGGGCAAACCAAGGCGCCATCTTTCTTACTTTATTCTCAGAAATACGACCTGCTGCCATTTCTCTTGCTTCTCTTTTAGTAGCGTCTGTTAGACCATCGCCACCAAAACCTTCTTTTAGATAATCTAATCCTCTTTGTGCATTTTTTCTAATAAATGAAGGAACTGTTCCTATTTCTCTTACTTCTCCAAGAGGTTCTATATCTTCTGATATTGATATTGCTACCATTTGATCAATTGCATCTTGTTTATTGTCATGACATTTAAGGGTAGTATATGAGCCATCAGACTCTTCTTTAACTACCGCCCAATTACTGCAATCGCTCTGTTCAGAAGATATTCCGTATGGCATTATTCAGTCACCTTATAAACTGATTCAGGATCTGCTGGATCAATCAGGGCAACCTGCTGCAACTGAGCAGAGGGTAGACCAGTGTGACTAATATCTTCCATGCCTACAGCCTTAGCAACATCATCAGGGCTATATCCAGCTTGTACAAGAATAGAAGCAATTTCTGCTCTTAATTTATCTCCAACAAGTGGTGCTTGTGCTGCATCAATATTCTGCAATGGCAGTCTATATTGATCTCCAGGCTCTCCGAGAGGCGATAGATCTTCGTATGAACGAACATCATTTAGGCTTAGGAAACCTTCTCTTAGACCCTTTGTGTAGGCATCAAATCTTTCAATTGTGGTACCACGAAGAAGGGCATCTAAATTAAATCTAATAAATCCATCTGCTTCAGGAAGCAATGGTGATAATGCTTGTTCCAAACGCTCTAATAGTGGGCGTAGAGAATGCTGGACAAATGATAGGTTCTGGGCTTCAACAGAAGCATATGACATAGCTCCAGATACTGGATGACCCAATAAACTGAGCGGAACACGGAAAATTCTTGCGATATCTTCCACATTGAATTTTCTGCTTTCAATTAATTGTGCGTCTGCAGCATTTAGTGATAGAGGCTTAAATGTTGCTCCACCTGAAAGAATTGCAGTTGAACCAGACATATATGGGCCACCATGATTTTGATTCCATTGACGCTTGATATCTCCAGCTTGATCATCTGTTAATTCTCCTGCTACTTCAATAACACCTGCAGGATTTGCGGCATTACCAAAATATGAAGAAGCATATGTATCAGAAGCCATAGATATTCCTACAGACATTCTACATGCTCCAATTGGAGATAATCCATAATGACTTCCTGGCATTTTCATCATAGGAATATGAACAATTTCCTTATTTGTCAAAACACGAGTAAAGTTATTTAATTCATCTCTTAATTTATATACAAGAGGTTCTCCTGGAAATGGCCTTTCTATCTTTACATCATTAGGATTAAGGACATATAGTTCTACTACTTCACCGCCGTCATCTCTTACAGTTAGGATATATGCATTTCCATGTAAATGTAGAGATGTGATTATTTGTTCAATAAACTCTAATCTAGTTGCTTCTGGATTAGGCTTATTTATCCACTCTGGTTGATTTCCATATACCGCCGAATAAGAGATACGATTACGTCCTCTACGGACATAAGCTCCCATCGGCAATGATGAAATTGTGTCTCCCAATAATCTTACACAGGAATAAACTGTAGAAATACGTAAGGCAGAGTCTGCGTCTACATACACGCCTGCATTGGCTACTCCGTATAATGGGCGTGGCGGAATTAAAGGTTCAATGTATTGGTTATTTGCAACACGTTGTTCCCCTGCTGCCTTTAATCTCTTAGATAGACTCATATTTATTTACCTATTCTCCGTAGTTAATTTTATCGTTTTCCATACCAAGTGGCTACTTGTGCTGCTGATGCTGTAGTATTGAATAACATAACACTTCCAGTCAAAGATCCAGCTGCAGAGCAAGCAATTGTAGCTGGTGTAGTTATTGCTCCAGTTGGATAATTTGTTGCTTGAGCCTGTTGTACTCCATCTACATAAAGAGTTAACGTAGCTCCATTTCTAGTAAGTACAATATGATGCCAAACATCGTCACAAACTGTAGCTAGTGATGCTAATGCAGTTCCACTTGCACCATTAAATCTAGGCTGAACATCTAGGAATCCAGACGTTGTGACGTTAAATTTACC